ACTGCTGGGACTGTTGACTTCGGTGCTAGTGATGGTGCGGTAAAGGATTCCAAGATCCCCGCATCTGGTTTGGTTCACATCCCTATGACTGGTGGTGCCATTGTGCCCGCATATAATAATCCTGGATGTGATGCCAAGATGACCCAGACACAACTTGCTGATGTCTTCTTGGGTAAGATCACCAACTGGTCTACATTTGGATGTGCCGATAAGACCATTAAGGTTGTGTATCGTTCTGATGGTTCTGGAACTACCAAAGGTTTCACCAACTCTCTGTCTGCTTTCTCTCCTGAGTGGAAAGCAACTGTTGGAACTGGTAAGGCCGTTTCCTGGAAGACTGGTGTGGGTGCCAAAGGTAACTCTGGTGTCGCTGCACAAATCAAACAGATAGATGGTGCCATCGGCTACCTGAACTATGGTTATGTTTCTGGTGGTAAGTTCCAACAAGTTGCCCTAGAAAACAAGGATGGTAACTATGTCACCGCCTCTGCTGAAACATCTGCGGCAGGTCTTTCTAAGATCGTCCTTGATGATCAGTTACGTGGTGCTGATGCTAATCCTTCAGGCGAGAATGCTTATCCTATCGTCTCCCTGACTTGGATTCTTGCATATCCCGAAGCACCTAACAACGGTGCCGTTAAGGATACTCTTCGTTATATGCTGAGTGAAAATGCTCAATCGAAGTCTGATAGTCTCGGTTATGTTCCTCTCCCTGAGGACCTGAGACAAAAGGCTCTTGATGCAGTCGAAACTCTTAAATGAGTATATCAACACAGGGGACAGTCAAAAGACTGTCCTTTTTTGTTGACAAATATAAAGAAATTCTATATAGTAGTAACATATCTTTACAACAGGATGTAAAATGACCGTAACAACTAATGATCGTGGACAACAAAACATGTGGGCAGTCGAACCCGCAATGTATATGACTGATGAGGACCGTCTTAAGTATGGTATGGAGTCTCACAATGAGCGGGCTGAGAAACTGAATGGTCGTGTTGCCATGCTCGGTTTTGTCGCTGCTGTTGTTTCCTATGTAACTTCAGGTAGTGTCTTCTTCTTTGGTGCATTTGGATTCTGAGGTTGACAATGACTTCAACATTGTTTACAATTACATCTATCGCCTTCTTCGTACTGTTGGCGTATTCTGTAGAAAAACTATCTGAGACTTACTAATGACTTATAACGTCACTATCCAAAGCCCTGACGGTGCCGAATCTACCTTTGAGTGTGCTGATGATCAGTACATTCTCGAAGCAGCTGAAGAGGCAGGTATTGACCTTCCTTACTCGTGTAAAGCTGGTGCATGTTCTGCATGTGCTGGTAAACTCATCAGTGGTACTGTAGACAACGATGAGCAATCCTTCCTTGATGATGATCAAATTGAAGAAGGATACATTCTCACCTGTGTTGCATATCCTACCAGTGATGTTGTTATTCTTTCTGAACAGGAGGAAAATCTGTGAGTACTATCCCAGAAGTAACGTTCAAAGTCCGTCAGAAAGATCCCAAATGGGTCGGAGAATACACCTGGAAAGATGTGACCACTAAAGATCTCTTCTCTGGTAAGAGAGTGGTTGTCTTCTCTCTTCCTGGTGCATTTACTCCTACTTGTTCTTCATTCCAACTTCCTGGTTATGAAGAGAAGTATGATGACTTTATCAATGCTGGTATTGATGAGATCTATTGTATCTCTGTCAATGATTCTTTCGTCATGAATGCTTGGTTCAAGGATCAAGGTATTGAAAAAGTCAAAGCGATTCCTGATGGTAATGGTGAATTCACCGACGCTATGGGAATGTCTGTCAATAAAGCAAACCTTGGCTTTGGTGTCCGTTCATGGCGTTATGCTATGGTGGTAAATGATGGTGAGATTGAGATAATTTTCTCTGAACCTGGAAAGGTTGGTAATTGTCCTATTGACCCTTATGAAATGAGTGATCCTGATACAGTCTTGGGATGGATCAAAACAGGAGTCAAGTAATGTCAAATCCGAATGCTCTTTACGAAGACATGGAAAAACTCAATGCTCTCTATGAAGAGTTGTGTTGGGATCACGATGACGAATTAGTCTTCACTCATGATGGTGAAGAAGTTATCATTTACAACAAAACAAAACAGGAGAAAGAACAATGAACGAAAAAGCAGAACGTATTAATGGTTGGGCCGCAATGATCGGTGTTATCGCAGCCATGGGTTCATACGCAGTGACTGGACAAATCATTCCCGGCATCTGGTGATGACTATCGAAACACTTAAAAATGTGTTTTTGATAGTTACAACAATGTTGATCGTTGTCTCAATTTTTACTAATGAAGATGACGATGATCATGATGGACCAGATAAAGGTATCATGAGTCCTGTATATCAGGGGGTTTAGAACCCCCTTTTTTAATAAATACTCAGAGTTATCTGAGACTTATGTCGGAAGAAGTAAAAGAAGTTTCTAAACAAGAAGAGAAAAAGAAAGGTTTATTTGGTAAAATAAAAGAAGCTGCCGATGACCACGAAGGTCAGTTGGAAGCAATCAGTACAATGGTCAGACTTGGTATCCTTATCTGGTCTGGTGGTATTCTTACCCTTGCATACATTAAGTTGCCTGCTGCCCTTGGAATCCCTGAGCAGAAACTTGATCCTACTTTCATCGCATCCGTCTTCACTGGGGTCTTAGCTACCTTCGGTGTTCAGACTGCTAAGAAGTCTGGGGACGGAACTATGAAGATGGGTGCTGCTGGTGGTGGTATCACTAAGGCAGATCTTGACAAACTCATTGCAGCTGCTGCACAGACAGCACCTGCTCAGACAATTCGTATTGAGCAAGCACCAATTCAAATTGCCACTGCTCCTTCTCCAAAGAAAGATGGTGAACCCCCTGTAATGCCTACGGTGTAAGACGATGATGTTACTTACTTTGTTCATTGTTGGTCATATGGAAATCGGCAATGGAATGTGCCGTACAGAGATGATGATTCATGATGAAATACTTCCTATGGAATATCCATGTGAATACTACTCTGAGTTGAAAGATTTAGATAAATCAATTAAGGGTATGTAAAATCATGAAACTCGGCAAACAGACTGAAACACCAATAGAAACACCAACAAACAAAAAATCACCCATAAAGACCGCTTCGTTGGTATTACTTGGAGTTGTTGGTATTGCTCACATTGGTGTTCTGGGTCATTTGCTGAATGCGGTTCGACCACCTGTAATTAACTTCCCATCAGGAGATTACTCCTCTTATACAGTAGAGGCAACCAGAGATGGATATAGAATTGAATACAAAGCAAACGATCCTGCTATCCTGAACTCCGAAAGACAACTAACACTGGATGAGAAGAGAGGTGGATTATTTGGAGGAGGTGGTGTTGTAAGTCGTGATGAGTATCGTCGTGACGAATATACAATGGATGGTTCTCGTAACCTAGGAGGCGGGGCAGTTGACCCCGAGGGAAAGTTAGGTGCGACAAGCGAAGAGTGCATCAGGGCGGACGCTGGAGCACGGTCTCAAGGTGCGATGGCAGGAACTAGTATTGCTGCAGGTGCTATAGTTCCTGCTGTTGTTAATATACCCTATGTTGGATGGTTAGCTGCTGGTTGGGTCACATTACTTGGAGGAAAGTTAGGTTCTGACATTGGATCTGAAGTCGGAAAGGTCTTCAACGATTGTTGATCCATGGATGTAAGGAATTCAAAACATAATTAGGTATAAAGACTTATTGGATGATAGATAGTGTAGTCGTGTAAAAAACATGAAGTTCTTTTTCTCACTTCTGGCTACTCTATTCTTTGCTCTTCCTGCTTGGGCGGTAGACATTACAATGGGTGCCAATGGGAATTTGATTTTTGACCCAGCAGATGTTACAATATCTGCAGGAGACACGGTTCACTTTGTGAATGGTATGCTTCCACCCCACAATGTGATCGTAGAAGATCACCCAGAACTTTCTCATACAGGACTTGCTTTCGCTCCTGGTGAGAGTTTTGATATCACCTTCCCCGAAGTGGGTGACTACACCTTCTGGTGTGATCCTCATAAGGGTGCTGGTATGATTGGAACACTGCATGTCTCATAATCACAACTATGAACCTATGCCTGCTTGGGTTACTTGGGCAGGTGTAGGATTAATGATGTTTACAGTCATTATCTTTGTTGTCTTCACTCTTAGTGTAATGTACTTTGGATGAACATGGAACACTTATTCATTTTTGGATTTATTTTTTTGTTGACAACAACATTGGAATTGACTTGGCCAATTAAAAATAATAGATGATGAACCACGCTGACCACTCAACCTACGAACACATTATTCATATGTTACTCTGTTGTATTGTCGGTGTAAGCGCAGGAGCCTTGGGAGTCTGGGTTTACAATAAAATTAAAGATAGTAAAAATCACAATCCATAATGGAAGATTTATTGGGGAAGGCACTTCTAATTCTAGCGGTGCCTTTTGTCTTGACCACAATCTATTTTGGTTCTAAGAAAGGACACTATTATGAGTCCAAAGATTATAAAGGAAACGGAACCGCACACTAGCATCTAAAACCATGGGTCACATTGCACGTCAAGTTCTTGAAACCCCAGTATCACTGGGATTTATATGTTATCTCCTAATCGTTGTACCAATCATGGGGATATGGTATGTTCACAACAATCATAAAACCTCACACGAATCTCAATGATCCTGTTTGGTCTGTAATTATACTATTGGGATGTGGACTTGTATTCACATTGTACTGTGTCGTCTATATACTTCGTATGTCTTTCTCTGAAATGAGCGATGAGCGACCTGACGAATAAGGATGCTGAACAAGATTCTAAACTTGCTGTTCTGGAAAGCAGAGTAGAAAGTTTTAGAGAAAGAGTTATTAGTTTAGAGGAACGTATGAAAGAAGTTCCTCAAATGAGTGAATTGGATTCCTTTGCAAGTCGTATTGAAAAGCAAAATGATGATCTTAAGAATAGAGTCAGACAACTAGAACGTTGGGTATGGGGTGCTGCTGCAGTCATTGCGGTTGGTGCATTTGTGATTGGTATTGCAGCAAACTCACAAGAGGTAAACTATGGGAGCAATGGTTCCACCAAGTCGGAAGAGTTGTTATAACTTCCGAGTTGTAGAAATAAATAGGGTTGTAGACGGCGATACAATAGATGTTACTATTGACCTGGGTTTCGATCTTTATAAGAAAGAAAGGGTCAGAGTTGCAGGAGTCGATACACCAGAGAAACGAACTAAGGACGAAGAAGAGAAGGCACTTGGCTACGACGCAACTCACTGGCTCGAAGACAAGCTCACTGGTGCTATCGCTGGTGATGATGACCTCGTTATTAGGACTGAGCTTGTTGGGGGTGTTGGTAAATACGGTAGACTCCTCGGATGGTTATACATCGGGGACGCAGAAGTCTCTCTCAACGAACAAATG